ATCCCAAGGCTCCGTCCGGTCTTCATACTTAAACCCAAGAACATCTAAGCCCTTTACGTATGTATCTGCCCACTCTTTCCGAGCGTTAAGGTCCGAATCCACCAACTCAATCAGTTCACTGGCAATCGTTTGTAACTGACCCTCGTCCAAGAACTCAGCCAAATTGGCATCAAACTCGTCAATGTCCGGCCCGTCTGGAATGATCGTGATCTCCATCCCCCCATCAGATAACGTCACTGAATCAGGATTCTCAATCTCAATCTCTAACGCCGGTTCCATTACTTCCATATCCAACGGAACCATCGCCTTGTCTACGTTCGTTGCCATATTGACCTCTAGTAATACGCCTTCCGCCTACGGAAGTAGAGTTGTTCATCAGGCTCGTCCGAGTCCAATCTCACAAAACCCCCAGATCGAAATCGAATCAAAGCCTGCGTCGTGGAGTCCACCAAATCATCATGCGGGGCATTAGGAAAAGCAGCCATCTGCTCAATTACTTCGTCCGCCCACCTACCCTCGGGCGCCCACACTTTACCCGACCGGAATAAATCCGTCACCGAGTTGATCCTCACAAACTTGTCATTTCCCCTCACCGGCGTGTACTCACTTACCGGAATCCCCATCCTCCTTAATTCAAAGATCAAAGGACTCCCCGCCGCCTTTGCCTCCACAATACAAGCATCAGGCTCCCACTCCTTATACTTCTCCTGCGCCCGCTGCTTCAACTCCGGAAACTCTAACCTCTCCTCTATCGCATCCAAAAGAATAATGTTCGGCTCTACCTCGTCCTTATAAAACACCCCCCACGTCGTACAAGCCGAATAATCACTCCTCTCACTCTTCGTAAACGCCGTATCCCAACTCTGAATAATGAACTCACACGGCGGAGGCCGCTCCTTATCCCACCTCTTCCACCACTCCCTCTTAACTAACGCTCCCTCCTCACCCGTCGGCGTCTGCTGATACTGCGCATTCCACTTCGCAGGCCCTACCTCCTCCCGTAACGCCTCTAACTCCTCAATACTCCAAAACTCCGGCCACAACGGATTCCCACTCGGCATAATCGCCGGTAACTCAATTACCTCCCACTCATCTGACTTGTCCCGCGCCTGCGCATCCTTAATAATCCTACCCGTCAGATCCCTCTCCGCCCACCTCGTCATCACCACCACAATCGCTGCACCCGGCTGTAAACGTTGCCGAGGACCAGACGTGTACCACTCATACACAGAATCAAAAATGTCCGGATTGTGCGCCGCTAACCTAGCCTCCTGCTCACTGTGCGGATCATCAATAATCAACAAATCAGCACCCTTCCCCGTCACCGTACCCCCTACCCCAATAGCAAAATACTCCCCTCCCCTGTTCGTCGCCCACCTCCCAGCAGCTTTACTGTCCTGCCTCAACGACACCCCAGGAAAAATCTTCGCGTACTGCTCACTCCCCACCAAGTTCCTTACCTTCCTGCCAAACCCAACAGCCAAATCCGCCGTGTTAGAAGTCTGAATAACCTTCTTCTCCGGATACTTCCCCAAAAACCAACTCGGCAACAAATAACTCGCAAACTCACTCTTCGTGTGCCGCGGAGCCATGTTGATAATCAACCTCTTTACCTTACCCTCCGCTATCTCCTCAAACTTCTTCGCCATCAAAACATGATGCCTACCATGCACAAACCCCGGCCACACACTCTTCACATACTCCATAAAACTCTTCTGACTCTTCTCCCTCTCCAACGCCCGCCGATACTCATCCACCTGCACTAACAACTTCTCGTAGTCAGCAGGATCTAACTTCTCTATCAAATCCGCCAACTGGTTCATAACAACTCACTCGGAGTCAATCCGTACTGACGCAACTGCGCATACCTCCGCATGGCAGACCTACACCGCCCACGCTCACACGTCTTCACTTCAAGACTCAACTTACGCACCTCTGATTCCAACCGTTTAACTTCTGCTTCCAAATACTCAATCCGCCTATTCAACGTCTTTCTTTGAGGCCGGTTAGTCCTCAACCTCGGTGGACGATTCTGTTCATGCCACCTCTTGTGACACCCATAACACAACGTCCTGCCGTTACTTACCTCTAACCTTAACTCCGGATTTGTAGATTTGGGCAACACATGATGCGCATGGAGATGCTCCAAACTCCCACACTCCATACACCTCCCATCCCTCTCTTTGACCGCTTTCGACCATTCTTGTAGCGTACGCATCAAATTTCTCGACTTTCGGGTTATAAAGCCGAGATCCTAACCCGATCACTCCAGATTCCTGAAGTTGATATACACCGGCCTAATCGTCCTCCCCCTCCTACTAACCTTCTTCAACACCCCTAACTCCACCAACCTGTTCACCAACCTCTGCGTATTCCTCATCCCCATCTTCCCCCTCAAATACGCTATCTCCCTCAACGTCGGACTACACCCATACCTCTTCCAATACTCATCCACTATCAAAAATACATCCCTCTGCGCCGGACTCATATCCTTTCCCCTCACCTCCTCCTCATCCCCTACCCTCGCCATCCCCCTGTTAATTTTTATACCCCCCCTACCCACTTTTCTATCCATTTGACACCGGGGGGTCTTCTATATCACTGATTTCATTCAACTCTTCTATTTCGGGATTAATTGGAGACTCATTGTGGGGATTACTATGTGTATCGCCATGGTGCGTCACGCTCGCGTCTGGGGTGCCCCCGGCCCGGTGGGGTCCTGCCAGCTCCGTCAGCAGGGCCTCAGCGTCTAGGGTTCCGCCTTCATCGACCGTGCGCATCATGTCCTTCAACTGTTCTAGTAGCTGCGCCTTCGCGTCGTCGCTCTTCTTGATGACTGTCGTCTCGGTCCTGTGCGTGAACGCTGACACCTCCGTGATCGTGCCCAGAACCCGCACCGCCTGAACCCTGACAGACGGCGGAACCTCTGGATCAAGGATGGTCTGTGTCAACGTTGACACGATGAGAGCGCGGAGATGAACAGGGGTTCGATACTCCGCCGCCTCCATTGCCAGCTTGTACGCTTCGATCTCACGAGCCACGCTTGGGTTTGCTGCGACGTTGTACGGTTCGGAGCGGATGGTGGACGGTGCAGGCTTGGCCTTGTAGCTTCTTCGGTACGCTTCAGCCTTGGTAGCGCCCTTGGCTACTTCCCGTGCGAACTTCTTTTGTTTCGGGGTGAGCGCACTAGATGCGTTACCTAGTAGTGCTTGATCTGGGATTGTGTCTAGAGCCTCTTTGATCTGTCGTCTGTTCATGTCTGTCTGATGCCCTTCGGGCTGAACTCAGGTGGAGTACATCATAGGCCGATCCTATCACGCTCCCTCACCGATTGCGAAATATCATCGCTCCACCCCCCTTGACAGGTGTAAACGTTTACAGGGACACTCTGTCTCGCAGTACCCAGCAGCACCTACAACCCAACACACAGGAGCACGACATGCTGACCCAGAAAGCCTTCCGAGACGCCTTCGATAGCTACTACATCGCAATGGCCCGGTCCCAGCAACGCGACGACGCACCAGTGCCGGATCGCGACGAAGAATGGCAGTCCATCGTTCAAGCCTACATTGACAACGGGATGCTCCCTGCGTCCGCTGCCGCATGGCCCTCAAACTGATCACCACCACCAAGGAGCACGACATGAAAAAGACACTGACCATCACCATCGACTACCTCGAGTTCGCCCTCCCTGCGGACACCACCCGCGCTGACGTAGCCAAAATCGTGGCACTGCTGGCGCAAATGAAAAAGGTCGAGTCCAACTACCTTGGAGAACACCGCGCTGAAGGTGAGCCCACCTCCGTCTACTACGCTCAAGACGAGTACGCATCGATCCGCCTCAATGACCGCACCCTGCACGACAAGACGGTCGCGTACGAAATGTATCAAGCCGCAAAGGCGCGCCGCGAAGCCGCAGAAGCCTAAACCCAACCGGGGGCGCAAGCCCCCTTCTAGGAGCACACCATGATCGACCTGAACGCAATCCTCACCACCGCCCTGACCCAAGCTGTCGCCGAGGCCATCAAGCCCCTTGAGGAGCGCCTCTCCGCCCTCGAAGCACACGCCGCCGACGCCATCACCGCAGATCAAGTCTCCCACCTGATCGACGAGGCCATCGACGAGATTGACTGGCCAGAACGGGTTAGAGACGCACTGAACAGCATCGACCTGAACGACCACGCGGACATCGACACCTCCGTCCGCGAGGCTATCAACGACATCGATTGGGCAGAGCAGATTGACCTCTCCCAACTGCGCATCGTCATCGAACGCTAACCCGACCGGGGCTTCGGCCCCTTGGAGCCCACCATGCAACTCAACGTCCACAGCACCAGCCTGATCTACTCCCCCGGTGTGTTCGCTTGGATCGTCGAAACCGTCCTCCCCTTCGACACACCCAAAGCGCAGGAACTGCTGCTAGCCCTCGGGATTCCCCAGCAGTACGTCGAGCCGATCCTTGCCGGTCAATACGACACGCGCACCGAGGCCGAGACACTCATCATCACCACCCGCTGAGACCACCATGAGACTGATCACCCACCCCCTGCGCGTCACCGTCACCGAAACCACTGGCCGCGACCGCCGCACCTACCGGCACCGCGCCCGTGACATGACCGACGCCCTCGAGTGGATCGCTTGCTACCCGCGCGGCACATCCGCCGTCATCAGAACCCGCCTCGGCCGATTCCTCGCCCGTCGCGACGCCTAACCACACCGCCCCCTCCGGGGGGCATAGGAGCCCACCATGCAACACCCACGCCTCTACGAAGTCGGTACCACCACCTTCACCGCAGCACTGCTGAAGCACGGTTCATGGGGCCACCATGACCTCGGCCAGCACCCCTCAACCATGACCCTCTACCTGTCCGACGACCGGTCCAAGGGAATGATCGAATGGGACATACCCGCAATCGATGAAGTCGAACACATCGGCCTCTGGTTCCAAGACGGAGACCTGACCGACTACGACGGCACGATGGCACTGCCCCCGCAGGCTGTGGCCATGCTCCGGTCCTACGGGTTCACCGTCGGGCCTGATTTTGAATGACCGCAGCCGAACTGACAGACGCGATCCGCGCCGGTACTCACCGCATCAAACGGGTGGGTTCCGGTGCCCCTTGGATCGAACGCAAAACACACCTCGGGTGGTCACGCATTCGTGTTCCCTCTCACACCATCCAATCAACGCTTAGGAGGCTAGAATGTCTTTCGTCTGGTACGACGGACCGTCAGAACTGACCGGCGATCCCATCATCGCCATCGCGACGCAGAAAACCCGCAACCGCAAAACCGGTCCCATGTGGCAGACATGGATCATGCGGTCCGATATGCCTCCCACCGAGGCCGTGCGCACCGGGGCTGACCGTGGCGTCTGCGGAGACTGCAAACACCGTGGCACATCCTGCTACGTCACCATCTGGCAAGCACCCCTCCAGATTTGGTCAGCGTGGCTGCGCGGTGCCTACCCCATCGTCACACCTCGCGAGGCCGCGCGCATCATGGCTGGCCAGCTGGTGCGCGGTGGTTCCTACGGAGACCCCGCCGCCCTCCCCCGCCGAGCCGTGGAGCCCATCATCCAATCAGCCGCTGGATGGACCGCCTACACCCACCAATGGAAACGGTTCAAATGGCTGCGCCCCTACGCCATGGCCAGCGTGGACACCCTCGGCGAACTGCTGGACGCACAGGCCGATGGGTGGAGAACTTTCAGAACCCGTACATCCGATCAACCCCTTCAACCACGAGAGTTCATCTGCCCCGCATCCGATGAGGCCGGCAACCTCCGCACCTGTTCAACCTGCCTCGCCTGCCAC